TCCCCTTCTTAGCACGTTCCGCCGCCATGACCAACTGGTCTGCGGCCGCCTCGTGGGGCATGCCGACCCGGCCACCGGCCTTGCGGCCTTCGCGGGTGTCGTACGACGGGTATCCGGATGCACCGGCGCGGATCGCCGCCCCAGAACCAGAAACACCAGTGGTTGGGTCCATGAGTTGGTTTGCAAGATACGTCTGGACGGGTTTGGTATGGGCATACTTTTCCAGCTGCCTAAGAGCTATCCTGCGCGTAGCGTCAATACCGGCTGCACCAGCGGTCAATGCTGCGGGTAGAGCCGCAAACTTCAGTGGAAGACCATACATGGCCGCACCCTGAAGCATACCAAGCGCGCCCCCACCACCAAGGAGAAGTTCGCTGAATGGAATGGCCGACCGCCACCCAGAAGCTGTGCTTTTACCCAGAGTACCAAGCGTGTTCATGCCGCTTTCAGCAAGATCACCCATGCGGTTTACGTTCCCGGTAACAACCTTTTTACGCCCGTAGACCCGCTGCAAAGCAGATGCCAAGTCTTTTGGCGTAACAATTCCGTTCACCCCACCGCGCACCGATGCCGTATTGACCGCGTTCTGCATCACCAGAATTGCCTGATGGCGTCTGCGCGCCTCGTCAAGCATGGCGAGCCTTTCGGGTGTGTTGCTGGCAGCTGCCGCATTGTCGATCAGATCGTCAATGGCATCACGCGCCATAGCCGCAGCTTCAGCTCTGCTACCATCAAGGCTGGAGAGGTCCTTGCCAAGTTCGCTGCGAAGGCGGTGCAACTCCCTTGCGGGAACTGTTGTCCCCGTGCGGGCCGCGTTACCGAGAAGCTCGACAACTTCATCTACCGCACCCGGGGCATTTGCCTTCTTAGCCGCTTTGTAGATAGGGTCAGAAAGTCGGCGCAAGGGGATGATGCCAAGACCACTTAGTGCATCGTCAAACATCTGCCCATTGGCGGCGTAGAGTTCGTCCATGACGAATTTGTTGGCAAGGGCAGGGCTCCCAATAATCGTGGGGTCCGCCGCCTTCTTAGCTGCAAGTGACGCGATCATCTCATCGGTCAGGCCAGCTTCACGCAGCGCTGCGGTCGTCAGAGCTTGGTACTGCGGGCTATTGTCAGAAAGGTTGTAAACCGATTGGAGCCGGGGATTGTTGGCTTCAATACTCAATACTTTTGGGCTCTTAGTCGCAAGACCCGCAGAAACCGGAACATCGGCCTCGCGCAGGCGGGCGGCGTGAGCCAGATCGTCCACGGCAGCTCCCCCACCGGGAGATACTGTTCCCCTGACGATATTTTCAAAAGAGTTTGCTCCGATACCACCCAACATAGCCCCCGCAAGCCTTGCGGTGGGTTCAGCCCATTTGCTGGTCGGAAAGTACTCTTTTGCCAGCTGACCAGCATATTCGCTTGAAACGCCGGGAATGACCGATTGTAAACCAGTTCGCGCCAAGATGGGAAAGAGGCCCCCACCCCCGGTAAGGGCGACTGCTGCCGCCCCCGGGGCAAACTCTCCAACCGTTCGACCGTACCTTCCTTCGGTGGTCTTGGGTTTGTACCCCATGACGGAAGGCATATATTCAGTGGCCGCTTCGGTGGCGCTTTTTCCGGTGAGCATTCTCCCAAATCCGCCGGGAGCACCCAACATTATACTGCGCTCGACCGACTCCGGAATGTCGCGTCCAGTCAGCTTTTCAACCCCACCCACAATCATTGACGTAAGGTCTTGAGGAAGATCGGCCAGAGACATGGTACCGCGAACAGCCCCGGAGCCAAGCGACTTGCCAACATCGACTGCGGTATCGTATGCGCCCACCTTCTGACCAATGGTCGCAAGGAGTTCCTCGTCCAACATGTCGGAAACTCTAGGGCCCTGACCGGGTTGATTTTGTCCAGAACGGGCACCGCGATTGACGATCCCCATAAGTTCTTCGTCGGTCATGCTGCTGTAATCAGTTTCAGCCATGGTCTATCCACCCGTTATGGTTGCTGCCCCGGTGGGATCAAATTCCCATCGGCATCCCTCGTGTAGCCCCTCCTCAAGAGTTCTTGAGTGGCGGCATCCGTTTCCTCTGGCGCAGCCTCGGCCGGTCTCTGGATGGTCCCCTTGAATTCAGGCCTGCGCTTCTCGATGAATGTCTCGGGATTGTTGCTCCGGACAAAATCTCTCTCAATTTCCGCAAGGTTTGCGCTCTGATTTTTAAGTTGGGCCTCGTAGATAGCAATCGACAGCGCAAGGTTATAGTCCGCGATACCACTTTGAATGGCTAGAATTTCCTCGATTGCCCCCGGCGACATGTTTGAGTTGGCGGTGGTCGCCTGCGTGAGAGCGGCAAGGGTGTTGGTGTCAACTTTCCCGGCTAGGCTGTTGACTGCGTCACGCGCAAAGCCCGCGCTGATCTTAGCGGCAATGTCATAACCCTCGACCGCGTTTGTTGGAACATCGAAGCCAAGCTGCTGCCCAATACGGCCAATGAACGCAAAAGTAGGTGCAAGATCACCCGTGGATGGCAACATTTTAAGGGCCTTGGCAAGCTCCTCAGTGCTGCGCAGGCTGTTTTGAGCCCCCAACATGGCGTCGGAAACCGAGAGACCAAGTTCGTCAGTGCGAGCAATATCGCGAACGGTAGCGGCCGCACCAAACACCGCATCCTCGTAGGTCGGATCAACCACTGTACTCCCGTCTGCTAGAACGATTTGGCCCCTGTGGTTTGCAAGAGCTTCTTCGACGCGCTGCAGTGTCTCGGGGCTTGCAATTTGAAATTCAACATCGGAGACCAGCTTTCTGCGAAGGGCATCGAGATACCCATACGTCTGACCCGCCATTACCTCGACCGGTTTTCCATCAACGCTGATCGTGGTTCTTGCAGTCATGCCGCGACCAAATGGATCAAGCGGGACGCCCATAAACGAGGTGACATTTGGGCCACCATCAGTTGTTGGCGTGAAGCCAATCTCGCCGGGGATAGGCCCAGTATACTTGACGTCCTTGGCATATTCCTCTGGTGTCCCGGCGTAACCCTGCCCTTGGGCGCGCAAGTACTGGCGCATGAAGGTGTTGGCATTTTCAAGGTTCTTCGCGGTAATTTCGCCGCGCCGCTGCTCGAGGCCCGCGTAGGTGTTCGCCGCGCCGCCAATACCCTGCAAAATGGCCGACCCAAGGTACCGGGACGGCGACGATGCCATGGTGCCGATGCCAGACAGGATCGACAGAAGCGCGTCTTTGTTCACAGTGCCGTCGGGGTTGTAGAACATTTTTCCGACAACCGTACGCTCGTCATAGGGCTTATCTGGGGTCAGGCGGAGGCCACCCTTGTATTCTTCGCCAGCCGAGCCGCTACCAGCGCCACCGGCAACGCCGGAAGTGGACAAGGTGTTCATAACACCACCATAGGCGGGAATGTCGCTGGTGGCACCAGCAACTCCGCGAGACGCCGAACCTGCGCCCGTCACCGACGCAACGTAGTTTTGCGTCTCCTCCGGCAGGTAGTCGAGATAGCTACCACCCATAGCGCCAGCGCGGTCCATGGCGCTTCTCAAACGACCCGGACCAGCGTTGTAGGCGGCAGACGCCAGATCGAGACTGCCGAAGCGGTCGTACATGTTCCGGAAGTACGCCTCTCCGAGAGCCGCATTGTAATCAGCATCGGTGCGGAAGCGCTCCTCGTCCCATGGCAGGCCAGCCATCTCTGCTGCCTCAGGCCCGGTATCGGGCATGACCTGACCGATGCCAATGGCGCCGGCGGACGACGTCAGCGGATTGCCGTTCTCGTCAAACTGACGGTTGTTGCTTTCCTGCTTCAGGATTTTGGTTCGGTAGAATTCCGACACCTCGTCGACAGGCGCTCTGGCGGCCGCGAGACCCGGTTCCGGCGTTGGTTGCGCACCGGAACGCTCGATGGCAGCTGCAGCGAGGCCCGAAAGGTCACCTGCTGGCGTGGCTTCTCGCGGTGTGGTCGGGGCAAGCCCCGCTCGGACCCGTCTGTTCGCCTCTGGGTCAACATAGGGGTTCTGCGGATCGACAAACGGCAGGTCAGGGTCTTCTGCGGGCAGGGCGGTCGCAGGCGTCAACCGTGCGTTCGGCAGATCGCCGAGGCTCATGGGTTTGGGCACGTCACCAGCGAGAAGGCGACGGCGGATGATCTCTTCCTCCGTCTCGGGGCCACCACCAACGGCATACCCGGGGCGAACGAGGCCACCCTGATAGAACTTGTGCGCCTGACCATAGTCGACGCGCTTCATGCCGTCAGAGCCGGTCGACACGGCGTCAGGATGCTTGCGCTCCACCTCATCAGCCATGAAGCCAATGTGGGTCTGCTCGTTCTCGTCGCCCTTGTACTTGAAGCGGTAGATCGGCATCCCATCGTCGGTCTTGCCGATCCGGCGGATCGAGTGCTTGGCGCGGCGGTCAGACAGGGCAAACAGATTTGCGACAGCCAAAGCTGTGTTCGCCGCATTCTCGATCTGGCTCATGGTGCTTTCGGGCTGACCCGGTGCGGAACCCGGCTGCATCATCTGGTTCTTTTTGGTCTCCTCCTGATCTCTCAACGTGTCGGAAAGGTAGCTTTCCTTTTCGACAGGATTATCAGAAGGCTTGAGGCCGCCCTCGAGGTAAGCTGGGCCACCAGAGGCGTAGCCGACCACGCCGCCGCGCGAGTTTTCATTCTTGCTGAAAAGGTCCCAGAAGTCGCCGTCTTTACCGAACCGATCCTTCAGTTCGATCATGTTTTCGCCAAAGTTTGCGGCGGCTTCCATTTGCTGCGCAAGTGTTTTTTGAGCGTTTTCTAGACCGGCACTGTCGGCCACCATCAAGTCACCGACCGGCAGATAAGCCTGTGGGACATAACCGCCCACGCCCGGCTGAGAACCAACCATAGCGCCATACGGACCAGCGACACCGCCGCCTCCAGCCTTGGTTGCGCGTTCGTAGTCAACCGTCTTGTAGCCAGACGCCGGGTCCACACCAACAGCGTCGGGGTGATGCTTTTCAACCTCGTCAGCCATGAAACCGACGTGGGTCTGCTCGCTGTCGTCACCCTTGTACTTAAAGGTGTAGATCGGCATGCCCTCATCGGTTTTACCGATGCGTTTGATGTCGTGCTTCAAGCGCCGATCAGAGAAGAAGGAGTAGGGTTGCGTGGTCTGCGTGGTCGATCCGGACAGCGCACCGGTGCCCATCGCGATGTTCCCGAGGAACTGGGCGACTTGGAACGGGTACGCCTGCTGCTGTTGGAACTGGTTGTACAGCGCGCTGAGACCGGCCTGCTCGGTCTGTTGGGCGAGGGTACCGGCATTAATCTGCGCCTCTGCCCCCTGTAGGTTCATACCCTGCGCGGCCTGACCCAACCCAGCCATCTGCTGACCACCAGAGAGAAGGCGCGCAAGGTTGGCTTGCTCAGCACCCAGATTGAGCCCCTGCTGCTGCTGAGCCGTCTGGAGAGCCTGCATGAAGTTCTGCGCGTTCAGTCCAGCGAGCGTAGAGCCGGTCGCCATGTTCTGCTGTTGGGCAAGGTTGGCGGCAGCAATGCCCGCGCGGTCGCCGCCGAAAGCACCGCTCGAGATTGCGGTACCTAGAGCACCAGATTGAGCCTGCTCCTGCTCCTGACGCATGCGGTCCATCGTGGTGTCGATGACCTGCTGCTGGAACGGGTTCATGTACTGCTCAATCTCAAGCTCACCCGGCATCACCGACGCCATGCCGGATCGCGTAGCTTCGGTCGCTTCATTGAAATAGGGCTTATAAGACCCAACAGCTTTGTTGACGTTTCCAATACCGAGCTTTTGCTGTTTGTTCAGCTGAGCGACAAACTTTGCAGGGTCTTTCGAGTAAATCTGGAACGGTTTCGACGCTGCCTTTTGGGCCTGAGCGTTGACGGCATTATACCGAGCAAGAACCTCTGGCGGGATTTGTACCTGCTGCGTTGTTGTCGAAGTTTTGCCGCCCATTAGGAGCCCCCTTGCGCCTCTTCACCGAGGCCAGTTTTTGCGCCGTAGAGGAAGTATACACCAGCTGGCGAGCCAAATACACGCTCATAAAGCCGAATTTTTGCTTCCGTCCGCGAGTTAGAAAGAACACCAATCGCTAAAGGTACACTCAGTCTTTCCGCCGTCATCTTCGCGAATTCAGCGAGCTTCCTTGCCCTACCGCCCTTGGCCGAGCGGTAATCTGGGTCAACGTAGATCGCCTTCTCCTCGAGTATCAGTTCCTTGCTGTACCACAATTCACCCATGCTGAGAAGGACCGCCCCCTCAAGCTTGCCACCAACAGGGCCAATGACCCCACAGATGCCCGTTTTAATCGTCAGCGCACCCCAGATAACGTGTGCCAGCTTGTCGATGTCTGGCGAAACAAAGGCATTTTCTTGGGTTGCCGCAATCGTTAAGTCCATCATCCCGTTGAAGTCTTCAGCTGTGCCGGTGCGAACGGTGACTTCATCCATTAGATCATCCTTAATCTTTTTTCGGACCCGGCAACGATTGCAGGGTTTGGATGGTCTTTTTTCGCATTTTTTTCACAAAGGCATCAAGGACTTTGTGCCCATGATCCATAGAACCGCCACCGATATGTTCGACTTCCTCGGGAGAGATGACGTATTCCCCACCCGCCGCAACGATTGGCACCGCATCGACTTCGCCGCCCTCGGCTTTCCGGGGGGACGGCTGACCGTACGGCATCTCGCTGCCGTCGTAGGGCATCTTACCGGTCGACTTGCCGTAAGGTCCCGGGATCGAGAAGATCGACTTGGCGACCTTGAAGCCCGCCATTGAGTTACCCTCGCCCATCGCCGAGATGATGTCGGCAGGGATAACGTACGATCCAGAGGAGACGTGCATCGGCAGGTGGTCTGTGCGGCCCGCCACGGTGGAATGGATCGGTCCGCTGTGGACTTTGATACCCCCACCACGCTTCATGCCCTCACGGGCCGTGCGCAGGGCTGCTGCGACTGCCTGATCCTGCGGGTGCCCCGCATGCACCATCTCGGAGATGTTGCTGGAGACGGTTTCCTGCGAGCTTCCGGGCTTGAGCGGCATGTCGTTCCTCACGAATAGACGATGGCGACGGTCTGCCCAGTACCGGGCGCGACGACGATGCCGTTGTTAGTAGGGATATTCGCCTCGACAATTCCTATTGTGGTTGGGATTGTAAGAAGCATGTCGTTGGTGGCGGTTGCGGACGATGCGTCGTACACCGATCCCGTGCCCGATCCAGCCACCACCACGATTACTCTGGCAATCCGACCCTGACCGGATTGCACCAGCGTCGGTGTAGTGATGCTGGTATAGGACCTCGAACCCTCAACCTGCAGGTATGTCTGACCAAGCTGGTTCAGAGCCGTGGCTATGTTCTTTGAAGCTGTGAGAATGTCGTCGAGCGAAGCGGCCATCAGAATTTCCCGTCAGGTTGGTAGCGATACCGAATGTTGCCAAGACGCCAGAAGGAGCCGATATCGTTGCTCTCAATCCGGATTGAAACAAGACGCCCACGAATTCTCGGGGTGACAAAAGTCGTGTTCGCGGTCACAATATGTTCAGACACCCTTGGGGTCTGACCCGGATAGTCAACCACATAGAACGTGATTTTGACCTCCGCATTCTGGGTTCCGTCATATAGCCCCCACTTCATGTCAGGCCACATCTGGTCAACAAATGTTTTCAGGTCACCTTCTTGCAGCGTAAAATATCCGGTCTGGATGTAGGAATTGATCGGAGTGCCGTTTGCATCCTGACCGACCTCGTGTTGGTAAATATAACCACCCGGCCCCGCACCCAAAGGTGGCCCAAGAACAGACTGGTCGATCCACGCTGTTCTGTCCAACTCACCATAATCCCACTGGCCCGAAAGGGTGTTTAGCTTGACGTACTTGTTCTGAACGCCGCCAGAGCCGATTGTTGGGTAGAACCACATCACCTCCCCAAAGCGCGCGTTTGTCGCGCAAAGCACGCGGTTGGGGTCATTTTGGTCGATGTCTTGGAAGATCACGTCCCAGATCGGGCAGGGTATGGGGGTCACGCCACCGCCACCCAGCGAGAAGAACTGGCTCTGGCTCATCCAATAAATCGTTCCACTCAGGGTGGCGGCGGCGTTCTTGCCGATCAGACCGCACCCGGTGCCAATCTCGTTGAACGACCACACCAGCGGAAGGCCAATGTATTGCATTGACCACACACTAAGGTCGGTCCAAATGATGCCTTGTTGCGGGCCTTGTATACCAGAAACAATGCGAGACCCCTTGGGGATACGGAATGACCCCGCCTGATTGGTTACGGTGCCGACCCAGCTTGTAAAGTTACCAACATCGCACCAGCGTATCAGTAGCGGGTCTTTGATGGCCGAAAACGTGCTGCCGTAAGCGATAATCTGTCTTTGCGGCATGGCCACAAAGCAGCCCTCGTTTACTGCTGGGGCGTTGGGAACAACCACGGCGGACTGGCTGCCGTCTGTTGGGTTCCAATAGTAAATTTCGCTGTCTAGCGGGTTTGCAATAAGGAGTTCACCCCAATTGTCGAGCGACCAATCTGTAGTTTGTTCAAAACCAAACCGGCTGACCGTCATTGTGCCAAGGACGCTTGGTGAACCCAGTGGGAAAGTTGTGAAGAAGGTTATAGTCGACGTGCTCCCAACAGTACGAAGTGAAACGGTCCATGCCCCGTTCCATGCGGTTGGTACCATGCCAGAAATAGTAATCTGAGAGGTGAAGGGAACTTCATACCTACCATTGAAACTTACGACGTTGAAATAACGACTTCCTACAAGGGTCGAGCTTGCGTTTACTATGCTAAAAGCTCTTGATCCTGCGCCCGTAACACCAGAACCGTAGCCACCAGCACCATAAAAGCCCAAGCCGTATCCGATTGACAGGGGCAGGGTTGACTGACCAACGTAATATGTGATGTCGGGCCGACCCCCGTTCATTGAAACAGTGTCGTTAGATGCTGCTTCGTTTTCGGCATAGATGACAAAAACAGAGCTAGATGTAACGCTTCGTACGATGTAATTGCCATACAAAGTTATGCCGCCAACAGTTGTTGAGACAAGAACCGGAAAGGTCGAACCGACAGAAAAATTGTGATCTGCGAGGGTCACCGAAACTGCTGGCGAGGCCGCCGTCGTCGCAAAGCTTGCCGTGGCCCCACCGGCAGCAACTGTGCTGGTAGCGTTGGCAGGCAACCCGATCACGTTTTGAGAGAAAATCGAGTATGTGTCGACGGTTGAACCCTCGCAAGAATAGAAACCAAACAACACAATCCCACCAATTGAGACGTGGGTCGACAGAAAGATGCTGTCAAAGCTGGTGATGTTTGACCCAACATCGTCGATTTCAACCTCATTCGACCCGGACGTCGTGTTGAAACTCATTGTGGGGTCAGCGCGGTACTGCTGCGGTGACACGTTATTGATATCGGTACCATCAAAGGAATGGAGAGCGTGAGTAGTACCAAACCCCAACCAAAGGTTATTATTTGTGTCAGCCCAAGGCCAAAGCTTTTTTATCTCATACCCTACTGGGTTGGGCAGATAGCTCGTCCAGCCACCGATTTTCTGTGGTAAACCAAGACCATTCCGATCCGGCACAAACCGGATCAGGTTACTATCAGAAATCGCAGCTTCGTTGAGCGCAGGCGTCCTATTCTGATCGACGCCGGGGATGAGCTTCAGTGATGCGTGTGGCATCTGTTACCCTCGCGTTGGAGATGCAATGGGCGACGGTGATTGCGACGTCCAACCGGGGCCTTCGTACTTCTTGCGGGCCTCTTCAACGCCAGCGCTGCGCAGGAGGGTCTGGTATTGGCTCTCGTACGATTGCGCCATCTGTGGGTCATCCGACTGACGGCCGAAGTTTCGCTGATACGCCGAGATGTAGACCATCGACGCCATGATAAGCATATCGGGGAAGTATTGACTGATAAACGTCACCGGGTTTGCTGCCGACATCTCGTTGGGGCGATAAGTTCCAACCACCTCAACGTAGTAGGTCTGGTCCGGCACCGGCCCCACAAAGAAGAGGTTCTCATTGAACGCCGTGTAATACTGCGGTTGACCCCGAGACGCGGCCGCGTTGGAGCCATAAACAACGTCGAGGTATTCTTTCGTCGTGGGCAGGAGCGTGACCCGCGAGGCATTCGCCCCGTTGGGGTCGGTTTGTCCTGCCGGGACAATGATGTTGATCTGCTCAGACACTACGATGCTGCCGGAGCCGTTCGGGAGTGTCATCGGGAATGACAGGTTCCGGTTCCCCGAATTAAGCCGGATCGTTGGCGACGTGAAAGCCGTTGACGTGCTTATAAGGTCGAGGTCGCGATAGATGCGCAGCTCTGCGTAATCGATCATTGCCGGGAGGATCGTGACGAAGTTCACGTCGGCAGGATCGACGACCGCCATCTCGGCGATCTGCGTCACATATGTGCTATAGGTCAGTCCGGTCACGTCTGCACCCCTCGAGTTTGGGCGATATTACATCAACCGAGGAGTTTAGCCAATGTCTTAGGGCCAGCAACTCCATCGGCAGTCAATCCATTTGCAGCCTGCCACTTTTTCAAGGCCGCCTCGGTCCCCGGCCCAAAGTCACCATCGGCTGCAAGGCCTAGCTTGGCCTGCATCTTCTTGACCTCATCACCCTTGGAACCACGACGCAAAGTGCCGCTCGATGAGGTTGCAGCTGCAGCGGCCGCCGGTGCAGGGGCCGCGATCTTGCCACCCATAGCGGCCATGGCGCGGGCATAGCGAGCCTGCCGATCAGCCAACCCGATGTTCCCGCCGTTGATGATCTTGGTGATCCGTACCACATCGCCGGGTTCTGCGTCAGCAACTTCGTTGAGGTTCTTGGTTTTCCAGAACCAGAGGGCCGAGGCTAGTGCGCCTTCCTTAGTCTCCAGCCACTCTGCGGCTTCTTCCGGGGTGATGTCGTAGTCTTTGGCGAAGCGGCTGTAATTTTCACGGCCGGTGAGGGCTTTCAGGCCGCGTCCAATAAATTTGGCTCCGTCACCGGGCTGGGTGTTGCCAAGCTTGCTGGTGCGGTTTTCGTCCATGTACACATAGTTGGCCAGCTTCTCGGGGTTCCGGGCGTACTCTGCGGGGTTGCGCTTGCCGGGGCCGAAGTATCGGGGGAAGACTTTGAGCAGGGTTTCTTCCCGGTAGTTCAGGTTCTCCTTGAGTGCGTTGAAGTCCATGCTCTCGTGGGCGCACTGGCTGACAAATGCGGCAATACGCTTGTCGGTCGTGATGCCGTACTTTGGCAAAGCCTTGTTCAGCTCCTCGCACCAAGCTTCGATTTCCTTATTGGTGGGGATCATCGCGCGCAGCTGGTCTACGGTTAGAAGGGTCATTCAAAATCTCCTATTCGCACCACGAGGACTTGGCCTCGCCTTTGTAGGGACGGGCCAAGCCCGCCGAGATCAAGCTTTCAGCGAGGCTCTGGTGGTCCAGATAAACCTCGCCCAGAACGCGGCCACCGTATTTGTCCCACTTCAAGATCACGACATCGACCTCAAGAGCATTGGCGACAGCGTTCTTTGTGAAGGTGCTGGCCTTCTTTGCCAAAGCAGCCTCGGCATCACACTGAGCGCGCGGTGCCTTCTCCGGCGTGTCGATGCCCATCACGCGGATCGACAGCTTGGGCGGGAGGGGCGACGGGAGAAAATCCACCGCAATCTCCACCGTATCGCCGTCGATGACCCTAGTGATTTCGTAGGGCGTAGAAAACGCAGGGGTTGCTGACAGGAGCAGGGCAACGATCCACCTCATTTCTTGGGTCTCTTGATCGGCACCTTCTTGAGCAGGCCGCCGAGCATAGTTTTCTGCGCCATGCCCTTACCCATACCGCCGAGGAGGTCACCCACGTTGCCGGTGGCAGCGACCTTGATCGCGTCCTCCACCGGGTCAGGCAGGTTCACCTTGTCCAGCACAGCGTCAACGACTTTCGCCTTAGCTTTGCGGCCGATCATCATTCCAACCAGCTTGCCGATCATTCTTGATACTCCTGTGGTGCTGGCGGCTCGTCATTGCCACCCTTGTTGCGGTTGTTTCCGGCTGCCATCACGCCACCGAGAGCGCCAACGATGAAGCTGGCGATGGGTGTCAGCAGTTCAAAGAACTTGCGGTCGTTCTCGGAACTTTCGCCCAAGGGCTGGGTCACGAAGACCAGCGAGTAGAGGATGGTGAAGATGGTGCCAGCCAAGATCACCACCAGCGAGCAGCCGATGAAGTAGCGAAGCTTAGCTTCCAGATAGTCAGGATCGTTTTTGCTCATTGCGAGGCTCCCGTTAGATCAGTCGCACAGTTCCTCGTGCGAAGGCAAATAGGTGGCTGACATTCCAAGGCAGACCAATTGACTGGGTCTTGGCATGGGTAACGATAGAACCCGTCACCAGAAAAGTAGATGATTGTCACAACTGCAGCAGCAGCAACTGCCCAGATAATCTTCTCTAGCATTCTACCACCTCCCCAAATAGCGGCCCCAGAAGTATAGACCAAAGCCCGCAATGACGCTCGTCGCCAAGATGATGCCTGTCCAAAGCGCAGCTTCTAGAAGGCCTTCGATCAGTTCCTTGCGGCGATAGACTTGATCTTGCTGCTGCTGTCTCACACGGCGCTCAATGGCCTGAAACTCAAGCCATGCGTCTTGCCCGTAAGTATATGATATTAATTGCATTAATTCCTTCCGCTGTTGCTGGCACTGCTTCTGCGCGGCGAAAATATCAATGGCACTCTTTTGACTTCCGCCGCCGAACAGCGTTCTGAACGCACCCGGCGGTTCGTTGGCACGCCCAGCAGCGTAGGCAATGTCCGAGACAGCCTTGCCCCATTCTGACAGTTGCGAGGCCATGTCCTGTATCTCGCGGCCAGCCGCAATGCCCTGCTTGAGCATCGAGAATGCTTTGCTCCCGATACTAAGAGCCATGCCAATGCTAACTGGGTCGAACATCTACAGGCTCCAGAACGGCGGACAGGGAAACAGCGGATGAACCGCCAGTCCTACGTCGGCAGTATACCTGCAAATCTTGACAAATGCCATGCGCCCGTCGATCCAGATGTGGGTGTAAGCCACCCAGACCAACGGCAAAGTCACTTTGTCATGCCTTGCAGCAACCGGTCGATCTTCTGGTCAAGGTTGTCGATCCGCGCCAAAACCCTGTTGATGTCGGAATGCACATCAGCCCGCGTGGCGTAGTCCTCGCGGGTGCGATTTAGCAGAATTTGCAGCCGCTTCACCTCATCGACGTGGCTTTTCAGCACCCAGCCGACGGCGGCGACGACACCAGACAACACGGCGCTCCAGATCATCTCGGGTGTCATCAGATCACCAAGGCAAGCCGTTCAGGGTGGCAGGAGATTTCTTAGCGGCGATCTGAGCCCCCAATGCAGCTTCGGTTTCATCCTTGTCCACCGAACCCCAGACCCATGCCAGTACGTCGGCTTCGGTCAAGCTGTCGTAAGGCACGAAGCCCTCAGCCGATGGGTCTGGAGTGAAGCTCACAGTGCCGTAGGCTGATGCGGAGTAGTCCTCGTCAACAGCTGTCGCGCGCCAGTGGGCCACGGTCACGCCGCCGTCAACGGCGTTGCGGTCAAGTTGAGCGATGCTCCAAGTGATCGTCGTCATTTTGAGGTCCCTTTACCCAGAGAGGCGGCTAACATGTTCATGAAGGCAATACGGCCCACCTGAAGCTGATCCAGATTAAAGCGCGCTGAACCAATCTTGCGGTCTAGATCGGCGACGTGATTGACAAACGTCTTTTGCTCATCCGTCAGCTGATCCTCGGTATATTCGATGTCATTGATCGTGATGGTTTGGGTTTGTTTCTGTGCCATCGTGATCTCCTTTCTGTTGTTGTTAGCCAACCCTGTAGACAGTGAAGGTGTTGGTAGCGGTTTTGCGAACTCTAAACACACCCGTGATGTTAATAGCCACGCCCATAGCGCCAATCAGCGTAAGACCCGCAGCCGTAACAAGAGTAGCGGTACCCGT